CGTGCGAACCAGATTCGACCGCGAACAGCCCATTAACCCGCTTCGATTCGACCTGCACCAGTGTCCCGGCCCGGATACGGTAGTTCAGGAGCGACTCGGCTTCCCAGAGCAAGGCACTGTTCTCGTCTTCGCTCTCGATCCGTTTCGGCGACCCGATCAGCCCTGTCTTCGGAGAGAGGAGGACCGCCTCGTCGTGCCAGCCGCCCGGCGGCAGGACGTGGATCGTCCCGTGCGTGACGTGGACCTCAGAGCCGCAATCCTCCGCAATCTCCTCGATGACGTCCTTGATCTTTCCGTCGACCGACCGGCCTTCCGGGTATACCGCGTCCCGGACGAGCTGGATCTTCCCTCGTTCCAGTCCGCTCATGCTGATGACGCGTTCCAGGATCTGAGATCCGGTCGTTCCGGGAACATAGGATTCGCTGATCTCCATCCCCTGGTAGGTGGCGCTCGTGTCATGGACCTCGATCTCGCAGATGCGATCGGCGCCCTCGTCGAACACTCGGACATGTCGGATCTCGCCGGCCATGACGATCCCGATATCGCCCTGATACCCGGCCCGGAGAACCATCTCCTCCCCGTGCTTGAAGACCTGCTCCGTCTCCGGCGCGAGGTTGTAGAGTTCGATGACCGCGAGATCCGGATCGCCACCCTTGGCGAAGTCTACCCGGAACTGAATCTCATAATTCGGGTAGCGGAACTCTCGCCCGCAGCCGGAGACCACAGTCTCACGGATCCAGAACTCGCTCATATGACCCCCTCCGCCGCTGCGTCCGCGGGCTCGACCACATACAGGAACACGGTCTCGCCGAGTTCAGCCCACCCGACTCGCTGCGAGCGGCCGGAGGGGTCGAGCGGGATCAGTGCTACGCCCGGGAACCGCTCGTCGTAGAAGGCGCTGAAGAGCGGCGAGCCGTAGACCAGAGGCTCCCCGACCACGAGGTCCTCGCCCCCCCGGGAGAGATCGACCGTGAACCGGTCCGCCTGGAGGTTGTAGTAGAAGTTGAGGTCGTAGGAGACGCCTGCTAGCCGGATCGTGGTCTGGTAGGGGATCGCCCGCTTGTCGATCGGGATAATCTGCATCAGAGTCCCTCCCAGATATCAGACCATTTCGGTCCGCGCCCGAAGATGTTCTTGAGCGCATCGATCGACCCGATCAACCCTGCCGGGAGCCCCATCGGCGCTGCCTGCGGTTGCTCCCGCCCCTTCGCGGCGACTGGCTGCACCTGCGCTGCGGTCTGCTGGTCTGTGACGATCTCCGGGAGAGCGGGATCGCGTTTCACCCTGAGGATTGTTGCCGGGGAGACGATCCGCACCTCCTGGAGCGTCATCGCAAACCGGAACCCGTCCCCAACTTCGACATCCTCAGTCGGCCGGAACTCCTTGATGACAAAATCCCGGTAGGTTCCGCGTCCGGAGTAGGAGACGAGGAGCCGGTTCTCCTGCCAGGACCGAACGGTAGCGAGCACCCCGGCAGCGCTCGGACCCGCGACAACGCCGTCGATCGCCAGCGTCACGGGGCGTAGGGCGGCATGGTCTGAGATCTGGTTGCCGCCCTCGATCGGGTACTCGGTGATGTCGGCGACGTAGTCCGGCCGCTCCTCAGAGACGACCCCGAACTCCACCGTGCCCTGGCTCGAGGTGAGTTTCGCTCTGCTCATAGGGCGGCCCTCCGTCGCTGCCGGGCGAAGTAGAGTTCTGCATGACGATCGAACGTCTGCCGGAGGCGGCGGTCAACCACGGTTGCAATCTCCCGGGCATCGCCCGATCCAGTGGTGACGTTGATCGTCGTTGACGGTGCGTAGGTCGTGGCAGTCGAGCCGGCCATCATCAGGGCGTCACGCTCGGGGGTGTAGATGCGAGGGTCAGGGGGATTGTCTGTCTCCGGCCCCCAGGAAGCCCTCGTATCGTTGATCTCCAGGCCTCCGAACTCAGCCCGGCCCGTAAGGTCGTTGATGTCAGGAAGCCCCACTAAAACCCCCCGGTACTCGACCATCCCGGCAAGCGTATCGATCGCCGGCTCGGCAATCGTTGGGGTGTAGCGCACCTCTCCCGCACGATCGAGGTTGCCCTGTTCGGGGAGCGTGGCCCCATACTCTATAGTCCCGGCAAGTGCCGGCACCTCAGGACGGAGGACCTCCGACAGGTAGGTTACTGCACCGGTCAGCAAGGGGATGGCCGGTTCCAGCACCGTCGCTACGTAGGTGATCGCCCCGGTCAGGGCGGCGATCGTCGGTTCCGACATCTCGGTTTCGTAGACGACGGTTCCGGCACGGTCAACGATCGTAGGCTCCCGCACTTCGGGTTCGTAGATGAGTTCCCCCGTGAGTGCGGAGATGACCGGCTCGACGACCTTGGCCAGGTAGGTGATCGCCCCGGTGAGATCGCTGATCGTCGGTTCTGGCACTTCGGGTTCGTAGATGAGTTCCCCCGTGAGTGCCGGCACGTCCGGCCCGGTGATGACCGACGAGTACTGCACGTCCCCTGCCAGTGGCTTGATGGTCGGCTCGGTTACCCGGGAGTACCAGATAGCCGATCCTTCCAACGGAGAGAGGACCGGTTCGGAGACCGTCGTGCTGTAAGTGGCCTCCTCGCTGATTTCCGGGACTATTGGTTCGGAGACCGTCGAGAGGTAAGTTACCGTCCCAGTCAGGTCCCTGACCGCTGGTACATCGTACGTGGTGCTATAGAGCACCTGCTGACCGATGGCCTCGACAGTCGGAGGCTCAAACACACTGTGATATTCGACCTCCCCTGTCAGGGTGTTGCTGATAGCCGGCTCCCGCACTTCGGGTTCGTAGACGACGGTTCCGGCACGGTCAACGATCGTAGGCTCTGAGACGCGGGACTCATAGATGAGTTCCCCCGTGAGTGCGGAGATGACCGGCTCGACGACCTTGGCCAGGTAGGTGATCGCCCCGGTGAGATCGGCGATCGTCGGCTCCCGCACTTCGGGTTCGTAGATGAGTTCCCCCGTGAGTGCCGGCACGTCCGGTCCGGCGATGACCGACGAGTACCGCACGTCCCCTGCCAGAGGCTTGATGGTCGGCTCGGTGACCCGGGAGTACCAGATAGCCGATCCTTCCAACGGAGAGAGATCCGGTTCGGAGACCGTCGAGAGGTAGGTAACCGTCCCAGTCAGGTCCCTGACCGCTGGTACATCGAACGCGGTGCTATAGAGCACCTGCTGACCGATGGCCTCGACAGTCGGAGGCTCAAACACACTGTGATATTCGACCTCCCCTGTCAGGGTGTTACTGATAGCCGGCTCCTCGATGGCCGCGGTATACTGGATCTCGCCGACAAGAGAGGGGTCCCCCGGCGCCAGGGATGCGGTCTCATAGACCTCCAGAGTGGCAGCGGCCGGCACCTCGGGCAGAGGGATGCTCTCGGGCATGCTCTGTGCAACCCCGAGCGCGAACCCTTCGCCGACATGGCCGCCCATCTCCTGCATGAGTTTCGACGGGCTGGAGATCCCGAAAAACCCGGTAACGGCGTTGAGGATATCCTCCCCGATACCCATGACGGCGTCGATCACCTGCTGCCGGATATCGAGGATACCCCTGACTAGGCCAAGCAGGATGTCTTTGCCAGTCTCGAAGAGATCGATACCCTCGAGATATCCGGTGATCTCGTCCCACTGCCGGATGACGATACCGAGCGGAGAGTACTGCCAGAATAGATCGATGATGCCGGAGAGCCCAGCGTCAACCGTCTCTGTGAGCCAGGCTGCACCATCCTGTGCGGCGCCGACAAGCCAGTCCCATCCGGCGCCGATCGCACCGACGACGGTGTCCCAGTTGTCCCGGAGCAGGTTCATGCCGGCGATCGGGGCCGTGAATGGGAAGAGGAGTCCGAAGAACTGGAGCTTGTCCCCGAGCCACTCGGCGCCGGCGACGATCGCGCCGACCGTGCTATCCCAGGCGTTCCTGATCCAGTCGATCGCCCCGGTGACCACACCGCCGACCTGCTCCCACCGGTCCATGAACCAGCCGGAGATGTCATCCCAATTCGATGCCAGGAGGTAGAGCGCCGCCCCCAGACCGACGATACCCAGAACGATCCAGGTGATCGGGTTGGCGAGGAGGGCCGTGGTGAACGCCCATGCCGAGGCGGTAGATGCAGCAAGGGATGGGATTAGGGCCTTGAATGACGCGTCCGCGAAGACGTATTTCGCCGTCGCTGCCGTCAGGAGTGCTGTGGAGAGCCCGCTGAGCACTGCCGAAGATGCCCCGATTACAGGGTTTAGGTCCGCGCCGAGCAGGTTCGAGAGCTTCGTTACCTCGACCTGGAGGT